CATGGATCCTGCAACAGGAGCAGGGGTACTATCCACACCCTCGGAAAGGGTTTGGGGAGCGTCAGATTTTGTAGTTGGAGTTCTGGAGAAGTATGACTCCTTCAGGGTTTCCAGCTTTTCACGATATTCTTCTTCACTTTCAAACTCAATACTTTCAGCGAGTGAAGCGAGCTTCTCTTTCTGTGTAGCGGCAAGGCCTTCAGAAACGTTATCAAGAATATTGTCAGAAACTGACTCGGCAAGACGCTTGTTCAAGCCGATATTCTTATCAATTTGCTCGTTGAGTTTTGTCTCCATATCATCAAGTTTGTCTACCATGCTCTCAAGAACATCATATTTTTCTTCAGGGATAGTTACATAATGCTCTTCAAATAGACCCTTCATTCCAGAGAGGAAGGATTCTGTCATTTCGGTCTTGAGACCATGTTCGATTGCCAACTCATTCTCAGTCATCCACTCTTGGCAGATATACTCAAGATACGAGTCAACTCTTTCAGTAAGAGATTCCTTAAGGGTTTCTCTTTCTTCGTCCAGTCTGGCTTCAAACTGAACTTCCAGGGTTTCCTGGATTTCTTTGATTTTAGAGGTTAATGCGGCTTCAAAGATGACCTTAGCCTTTTCTTTGAATTCTTCGGAGAGCTCTTCGCCACCGAGAAGTGCGTTTACATCTTCTTCAATGTCGATGCCTTCGTCTTCAGAAACAATCTCTTCTTCTTCAAGAACTTCTTCTTCTGCAGATTCGATTTCTTCTTTAGCCATTGATTTCATTGCATCAGCCTTAGCAGCTTTTGAATTTACTACATCGTTAACTGTTTTGATCTTAGGCTCATTGAGCTTTGCAGAATCATCGTCAGCTCTGTAGTTTTCTGGTGTTGGACCGCCAAGATCCTCGTAAGAAGGTGAAAGACCTTCGCCGGGATTTGATAGCTTCTGCATTGGTTCAGCAGATTGAGCGTTGGCGTTCACAGCAGTTTTAGATTGCTCCATTTCTTGTAAATCTCCACGAGACATTTGAGGGTACTCCGATTAACCTTTTTTAATCTATATTTATTTATAATTTGTTTATTTCAATACCTTTTAAAGATTATTCAAAAAGTTGTTGAAAAGGTCGAGCTTTTGCTCGTCAAGTTGCTTAGTAGTTACAAGTGTGTTAATATGCTTGTAAGTTTTGGCGGCTTGTTGTTCTCTAAGAATACCACCATCCCAGATCCACTCTTTACCTTCCATGATACCTTCAACGAAAGCATCAGGTGCAGAAGGGTCTGCTACAATATCAGCAGCAGTGGCCAACATAAAGTCAGAACCAACAACGTTGATACCATCTCTAGTTTTGGTCAGTGATCCAATGCCTCTAGAAGAAACTCCCAGTTTGACACCTTCACCAATAAGTGATTGTGCAATCTGACCCATTGGGGTTGAGAGGATTTTTGCCTTACCAATGAAGTTTGTTCCACTTTCTTTGAGTGAAACAATTTTGTGACTGACACGATCCAAGTTGACTGTTGGACCATCAGGATGACCCAATTCACCAAGGGCCCTACCACACTCAATATGGTTTTCTGAGTATCGTTGGACTTCCTTTCTCAGGCCCTCCATTTGATACATTCTTCCATTACGATTGCAGATGTCTCCTTGAAGGAAGATACCTTCAATGAACATACTTTTTTTACCGTTCTTTTCTTCAACGATAAAATCAACTGTTTCGATTTCTTCTCTAATAAGTTGCATTGTTCTCAGGATCTTTGTACTTGTTGGATGTGAACGGTGCCAGTTCCAGATGCTGTAACTGCAGCAACCTTAATTGACCTTCTCAATGTTGCATAATTTGGATCAAATGTTCCTACAACGGAGGAAGAATTATAATCAATGACACATCTTGTACCAAAAAATCCACCAATATTAGCGGTATTATTGACTGATAGAACGTTTTGATGTGCAAAATCAAATGCTGATTGACCATCAACAGTCAACGATACTGCCTCTCCTACTCCAAAAGGACATCCAGTTCCTTCTGGAAAATCTAGAGTTGTAGTAGTTCCTTTTGTGTATGCAACAACTCTTTGAGATGCTACAGGTCCAAGCGAAATCTCTGCAGTATCAGTTGTAGTTACAAAGAAGTCTGAAGAAGTTGCAGTTGGGTTATTGCCATATGCAATATGAACCCCTGCATTCAGTGCTACAATTCTAATAGTATCCGATTGTTGCGGAATTGCTGATGTTTGAGTAGAAGAAGTACTAGTTGCAAAAGTAGTATTGACTCCTACTGGTCGTGTCGCGCCCATTATTTTAATTACAATAGTTACTTATAAAGGTATTTAGTATTACTCTTCTTCTGAAGGTCCTGTTTCTACCTCAGATTCAATTTCTTCATCAGAAACTGGCTCATCAAAAATTGATGCGGCAACGTTTGGTCTGATAGTTTCAATCTGTTCTGCACTCTTTGCAAACAAAATGTCTTTGATTTTATCACTGATTTGTGATGCAGACTCGTCATCTTTGACGAGCATGTCCATAAGGTCATCCATGTTGATTAATAATTACTTTAAAGTTTATTTAGATTACACCACCGGCTGGATTTTTTGGAGCCGCTGGATCTTTGGGTATTTCTGGTGACTGAATTGCATCGCCACCACCAGTATCAGGTGGAAGTGCACCACCCATTTCTGGGCCCCCAGCCATTCCAGGATCCATTGCAATTGCATTAGGATCGGGAATTACACCGTTTTCGATTTCTTTTTCGATCAATTCATCTTGCTCAATAATTTCATCATCAGTCTGACGGAAGATACTTCTTCTTATATAATCAGAAGAGTAATACTTACCAATATATGGTTCCATCAATGTTGCAAGATTAATTCTTTCTGTCAGCAACTCTGCATCTTTTAGTTCTGCAAAGTGATTGTCATACATGAAGTCATATTGGATATGATCTGCCATGTACTCCCAATCTTCGGGAGTCACAATATTCTTAAGAAGAAGTTGAGTTCTCAACATGTCGTTAAACATATCAGAGAATCTCTTTCTCATTCTTCCAACAAACTTGGAGAACTTAACCTCGTCTCTTAAGATTTCAGAAGAACGACCCAGTGACATACCAGAACCTTCACCTTCAATTCTGGTTTCAGGAACATTCAATGCCCTATAAAGTTTTCTTTGGAAGTAATTGATATCAGTGATTTCGCCAAGGTTCTGACCACCAGGAAGTGTAGTAATTTCAGTACCACGACCACCTTCTCTTCTAGGTAACCAGAAGTCTTCCATCATAGACATGAACTTCTTATCATCACGAAGTTCGCCAGTGTTTGCATCATAGACTAACTTGTTTCTATAACGCATCATGACATCACGCAGATACTGTTCTGCCTTCTGTTTGGGAAGATTACCAACATCAATATAGAAGATTCTTCTTTCTGGTGCTCTTGATAGTCTGTAGATAACCAAACTATCCTCAATCATCATCAACTGATTGAGTGGTTTGATTGCCTTATGCATCCAGGACAATGTAAGTCCTTTGTTTCTATCTACCAGACCAGATGTACAATAGGTAACAGAATCACGAGTCATCTTGACTCCTTTCTGTGGATTACCACCATACCCAGTACCAGTACGAGCATCTGGAGTGTAGATGAAGAATTCTTCTATCTCTGGAAAATCGTATGAAGTTTCATTGGAATTTGTAAATGCTGTTTGTGATGTTTGAAGACTATCAGGACCCTTCTTCTTTAACTTACGAACATACCGCATTTTTGCCGAGTCAATGTATCTCAGCTCTTGAATACCATCTTGTGGTTTCTTTTGGTCAATAACTTTATTATAGTAAAGTCTTCCGTCAATATACCAATTCCTAAAGATTTCGTGTGCCTTCTTATCAAAGTCAAGAAGTTCAAGAATGTATCTAAACTCTTCTCTTACCTTTTTCTTGATATTATCACTTGCACTTAGATTAGACAGTTCGATTGATACTGGAGTATCATTTGTATCTGAAACAATTGCTTCGTTTACAATATCTTCGATCGCACTATCACATTCTGGATAGAGTGCCATCTGACGATATCGTCTGATTAAATCAGTCTCGTTCTTATATACGCCTTCAATATCTACGTAGCTACCAAAAAAACCGCTACTGACATAGTTCTCCGATCCATCCTGATTATTGGGTGGAATCGGAGATACTACACCAGGCGGTGTTTTTTCGCCATCTTCAATTGAGTAACCAAATAGTCTCGCCATTGCAATATATTTACTAGAAGTGTATCTCCTAGTTATTTATCACTCAATCAAAACTTCACCAGCACCACTACCAGAAGACTCCAGTGAGTTGCCAATCGTATAGTATTGAACATCGAATGATACAGTAAATTCTTCTAGCGTATCCCCACTATCATATCCGAGTGCAATTTCACTGATATTCGTTGGGAAAATATCGAAGAACTTATACGTTCTCAGAACTGCGGACTGACCACCACTATTCGTGGTTGAAAATCTTTCAGCACCTCTACCGAGTTGCTGAACATATGCGTCAGTCATATACGATGATGGGTTGGTAACACCAGTTGCATCATCAAGTTTGCTGATAACGTTTGCCCATCTCTCGAACGATGTTCTGAGTTGAAAGTCTTCATCATTGATGATGGTGACTGTCCATGGGTCAAAGGTTCTGTCTCCAGCAACCTTTAATTGTCTACCTCTAAAAGGTACAGGAATTGAAGGTGTGTTTGAAGCGGGAAGGGCTGCAGCCTTACAAAGGAACTTAAATGTTCCATTCTCCGACTGGTCACCACTACCCCAGGCATCAGAAATTGCTGATGGGAATGATGGAATTGAAACTTCAAATAGATTGGGGCGGGCGCCACCGCCCGCTAATCTAGATTTGAATTGTGATAATGATTTTGTGTCTGCCATTAGTTGATCCTCCTAGTAGTTATTTAATATAATCAAACAGTACCAATTACTTCTTCGAAGTCAACACCCGTTCTAGTGGCAACGAACGTCAAGGTGACGAAGTTGATAGACTTGGTTGGCTTCAGGAAGATATCAGCTCTAAACTCATTGTTGTCAATGACATCTGGAGTGTTGTTGGATTCGTCACAAATAACTCTGAAATCATAAACACCTCTCTTGGCTTGAACATCTCTCAAATAGGGTTCGACAATGTTAACAAAGTTTGCTCTAGTGTTAGAGTCATTGAGTTCGAACAACTGGTCATTTGCAGCTCCCTCAAGAGCTTGTTCTACAGTCAAGAACAATCTTCTTACGTTAATTCTATCGAAGGCCGAAGAATATGCAAGAGCAGTCTTGTCACCGTAAAGTGCAATACCAGAACCTCTTTGGTTGATGATTGAGTTCACTCTAGCAGAGTAGAGTTCGTCTCTTTGATTCTTAGTTGGGTTGTATGCCATCTTAACAGCATTATTCAGAACACCTCTCTGGAGACCAGCAGGGGAGAACCAAGGATATGCATTAAGTGCAGTTCTTACCATCAGACCAGCAATATCACCATTGGTTGGGATATAACGGAATGCGTTATTGAATCTATCGAAGGTATACTTATAACCAGTATCAAACACCGCATAAGACGATGATTGTAAAGGTGAATAGAAACCTAATACGTTTGCGGTTTGTGTATTAGAATCAGTTACATTTACAACATTAGCTCTATGCGGAGAGATAGTCGCAACACAATCTTTCCTCTGTTCCGCAATAGAAATTAGAAGATTGGCCTTCGCTTGTGATTCATTTTCTACCGCAAGTCCTGGACCCATGATTAGATAATCAACTGCAATCTCATCTTTATTAGAAAATAGATTGTAACCTTGCAACAGACCTGGGAGGTCAGCTGACATACCCTTATTTGCACTATAGTCAACACCACCAGTTAGTGTGTAACTTACATTTCCTAGTGATGAGAAATTAGTATTTTGTGCTTCTTGACCCCAAAGGCCTTCGGCAGTGGTATATGGTGTGGTCGCAGTTGAGAAACCAGATGCTGTTGGAATCGTATTCCAATAAGTATCTTGTGCATTAGATGGATTAAATCCAGCAAAAGCAAACTTCGAGTTGTTTGCAATGAATTCCTTGTAGTAAGTCCTAGTAGGATTGTCTCCATCAGCAGTAGCATCAGAAGCCTTGGACAACGATACAAATCTCTCAACAATATTACCTTGAACGCCGGTAACATCTCCACTGTCGTCTACAACCACTACGTGGATTGCGTCGTTTGCACCAGATCTTTCAGTTACAAATCTGTTAGATACTGGTCTTGGTGCAATGTTTCTCCAGTAAACTGTAGAGTTATTAAGACCAAGAGTTTGTTGATCGTACCAATCAGTGACTGTTGCACTGGTGAATGTCGTAGCCGCAATACCACTGGCTGGAGTAGTAATTAGTGTATCACCATCAGAGAATGAATTTGCAGAATTGTAGTTCTGATAATCAACAGGAGTCTCAGATCCTGCAATTGATGTCAATGTTTGATATGTAACAGCTGTACCAACCAATGCAGATTGTGCAATACCTACAGCCAATGTGATTGTAGAAGAGCTAAAACTTACAATACGAACTCCACCTTCGGCACCATCAACTCCGGGATTATTTTGAATAACCGCGAGAGTTCCAGTAGTAATACCAGCGGTACTATTAACAGAAATTGTTTCTGTACTAGCAACTCCAATAGTTTTTACCGTAGTAAAACCAATGTTCTCAGTAGATTGAGTAGTTGGGGTAACTCTTGAAAGTACCTTAACTTCAATCGAACTATTAGCAGCAGTTTGTGCGTCAGTATTAACTCCAGTAATGATACCTTTCAGATTACCATTGAACTGAATTAGTGAACCATTGCCAGGGATCGTAGTTCCATCCTTTGCAGTGGATACGCCATAACCAACAACAAATCCTGATGCACCTGGATTAGTGGTGGCAATACTGATAATCTGATCTGACAGGTTATCAATCGTACAAACCTTCAGACTATTCGACCATGTACCGGGGTTTCTTGCTGCCCAGTAGAAACTGGAGTCTGTCTGATGATTCTGCTCATAATCATCCAGGTTGTCAATTCTAACAGTATCCGAAGCTTGTT